CACAATAAGGTTGTAGCCGGTGAAGATCATGCCCGCACCTCCAGCAGCTCCCCTTCATGCGTGGTGTCGTCCACGTGCTCGGAGTACAGGGCGAGCTCAAAGGTCCCGTCCGTGGTCACGATCTCGATGATCCGTGTCGCGTGCTTATCGTTGAGTCGCACGTGAACCCTGGCGGGCAGGACTTTGATCTCGGTGACGCGATGGATATTCAGATTGAAGTTCATGATGCCTTTCTACCTTTCTAAAGTTGGCAAGTTGATTTTAACAGGCACCTGGGAGTGCCTGTCAAGTACTTACTTCAAAAAATTCCGAGCCAGATTCCTGTGCCGTGTACGCAGCCCACGGGGAAGAAGATGGCCCCTGCGATGAGAAAGCCCCATTTGGCGGCGCTCAGGCAGGTGATGACGTGGGTGAGCCATGCGGCTGCGACCCAGGCGAACAGGAGGATGGGTCCCAGCTCGCTCATCGTTCAATACCTTCCAGGCGGTCGGCGACCAGCTTGGCGTAGCCGGCGATGTCGGTCCAGTGGTCCACCTTGTCGGGGTTGCCGTTGACGATGCGTCCGATCTTGTGGACGATCATCTCCAGCGCTTCCCACTGGTCGTCGGTGAACGTCTTGTTGTGCGAGCGTGCGTGGTCCGCGAGCAGCCGTTTGATGCCCTGCATCAGCGCAGCGCCGTCCTTGAACTTGCCGTAGTCTTTGGCGCGTTCGTTGAGGGTGGCCAGGATGTTGCCGCCTTCGGTGGGCGTGGCATTCCAGACCGACAGCTCGGGCACGGGCACGAGGATTGGCTTATGGTCAAACTTCACGCTCTTGGCCTGGGGCGGTTGCTCCTGGGGCTCGCGCACTTGCTTGCGCAGCAGGTAGATGCGGGAGACGGGTTGCTTGAATTTTGCGGCGGCCTTCTTGACATCAGCGTCGGGGTTGCTGCGAAAGTGGGCGCGGATTTTCTCGGTCACAGTGGTGCTCATTGAAGTTCTCCTTTCTGAGCGGTGGTTAAAACGGCCTGGGCCTTGCCTTGGCGAAGGGTTTTCGCCACAAGGTCATGGGCCTTCTCAATGTCGTAGACAGTGACGTTGCACAGCTGTTCTTCATGCAGGTCCATGATGAGCTTCATCAGCTCCCATTCCTTGGCCGTCATGATGAATCGCATGCCACGTTCAACGCCGCGACGCGAGAGGGTGAGCAGGGCTTCTTGCCCCTGCTTGATTTCTTCGAGCCAATCTCCGCCGTAGCCGTTCAGTGCGAGGGCTTCGGTGATGTTGAAGGCTCCGATGAGGATGTCGATGTCGTCGCGAGTAGCGTCGCCGGTGCGCACGCTCTCCAGTGCCTGGCGGTTCTTTAGCTGCACGGACAGGTAAATGGCCTTCAGGTCCCGCACGGGTTTGAGACCTGAGAGCACAAATTCCACTGGGTTTTGCATGATTGGGCGGGGCCGATACTTGCTGCGTTTTTTCACTTGCACGACACCAGCAGGAAAGCGGTGATGATGGTGATCACAACCGCGTAGTAGGTCAGGTAAGGCAGCGTGGAAAACATCCGGGAGGGGATGCCCAGCAGCGCGCCTTGAATCTGCTCTGCGTCGGCGGACATGGCGGGGGGCTTCGGGGCGATAGCGCAGCCGATCTTGACCTTGCCGGTCTCAAAGTACTTCACAGGCACGGGCGGCTTCTCGATGCGTATCTCACCGGTGACGGGGTCTTTGACTAGCATCAGAAAGGTGCCTCCGGTGCATCCTCCAGCCAGGCCAGAGGGTTGACTTTCTCCTCGGCCAGACGTACGTCCTCAGGGGCCAGCTCCAGCGGCATGACCAGACGCAGGCCGTCCCACTGGGGGAAGGGCCACGGGTAGGTAAGCAATTCAGTCTTCACAGGCTTTCTCCTTTCTGTTGGCGAGCTTCGATCTTAGCAGTTCCAATTCCCTTGTCAACAGGTCAACTTTGGTTTCAGCCTGTATCCATCCTTGCCGCCACAGGCGCTGGTCCTCAAGGGTCTGAGCTGCGTCCAGCAGGATGGGGGCTACCACCTGGTTTGAGGGGAACTGCGCCAGGTAGCGTAGGAACTCGGGTGTTCTCATGATTTCTCCATGGATGGGTTAGATATTCTTCTCTGAGCATCCCATACAACACCAGGTCCTCTCCATCTTCAAAGGCCTTGCGCATGCACCCTTCGTACTTGAAGCCCAGGCGGCTGACAAAGCGCTGGGCGTTAAGGTTGCTGGCGCGGATCAGGCCCGTGATCCGTGGTACTTCGAGCACGAGAAACGGCAGCTCAAAGGACGCGTTGAAGTAGCTGCGCGAGAGCCAGCGGCTCTTGGGCTGTGCAGCGATGTGCATGTCGATGTTGGTGCGGGTGTAGGCCGAGTACAGGGTAACGGCCAGGAACTGGTCTTGGTCGTCTAGCACGCTGATGGCGGCCACGTCACCGGTGAGGCCTTCGATGCCGATGATTTTCTTGGCCCAGGCGATGGCCTCGCTTTGGCGTTCGAATCTAGTGATTTTCACGGGTGTAGTTCTCCACAATGTCGTCCTCCAGCAGGAACATTTGTTCTTCGGAGAGCGTCTTGGTAATGTCTACCTGGCGCGGCTTGCCCCCGGGCCCGACCACAGTGAGCAGCACGCGGGTGATGTCCAGCTGCATGGGCAGCGTGACGTCGTCTATCTGCATGGGTTCGAGCACATCAAAAGTGAGTTCGACGGGCAGTGTCATCTCTGTCTTGTGTTTCATCTTTGTCCTTTTGTCGATTGGCCTCGATGCGTTGCAGCGTGAGGGATTCTTGGTAGGCCTTATCAAACGCGGGCTCTACGAGAGAGGCGATCATCTTGCTGATGGACAGCTTGTAGAACAGCGAAATCTCACGCAGGCGCTGATAGGTTTCCTCTGACACGGACAGAGACTTAAAGCGTGATCCGGTGCGCTTGGACGGAGAGGAGCGAATCTCTTGCCAACGATCCTTCTTGGGTCGGCCGACTTTCTTGGGCCGTCCGCGCTTGCGCTTCTTGCGGGTATAGGGCTCCGGGTAGGCCGGAACTTCTCGATACTTGGTTCTGGTGGCGGGCACTGATTTCTCCTTTCTATTGGAAAAAGTGGCCAGGAACGAGTCCTGGCCAAGGTTGGAGACTTACAGGGGCAACTGCGGGTCACCCCACTTAGATTATGCAGCGGTGCCCCAGCTAATTCCAGTCTCGACATCGACTCGGGACGGAACTTCCAGGCGCACTGCGGTGTTCATCACATGGCTTGCTTCGACTGCCTCTTCTCGGGTTTTGACGGAAAGGGCGATTTCGTCGTGCACTTGCAACAGGATGTTAAAGCCAGCCTTGTGCAGCGCCACCATGCCGGCCTTGGTCTGGTCGGCGGCGGAGCCTTGGATGAGGCGGTTCAGGCCTTTGTAGGTGCCGGCGCGCTTGATCCGTGCTCCGTACTCAATGACGGCTTGTTCGCGCGGCAGCGCCTTGTTTACGCCCCATTCCACGGGCTCCCACAGGGGGAAGCGGCACTTGCGGCCCAGCAGCGTGCGGATGCAGCCCCCGGAGGCGGGGTGTTCGATGCGTTTCATGACCGCATCCACAGTGCCTTTGAGGAAGGGGACCTTCTGATGGAAGGTCGCGATGAGCTCGCTGGCCTCATCCAGGGGCAGGTCCAGGCTGTTGGCCAGCTTGGCCTTGCCCATGCCGTACATCAGGCCCAGGCCGATGGTCTTGGCGGCCTTGCGCTTGATGCCGGCCAGGTCGGCGACCATCTGGTGGAAGTCCGTGTCGGGGTTTTCCCGGTATGCGACGGCCATTTTCTCGGCCCCGGGCAGGTCCAGCAGTGTGGCATAGTGAACCAGCAAGCGCGGCTCCTGCGAGGAGAAGTCGTTTGCCGCCCAAATGTTGCCCTCCTCGGGCAGGAAGAGGCTGCGCACCAGGGGGCCGATCACTTCGTGGCGCGCGGGCACCTGCTGCAAGTTGGGGTTGGAGGCGGACAGGCGGCCTGTGACAGTGCCCCCGTCTTCGTTGCGCATCTGGTTGAAGTGGGTGTGAATGCGCCCGTCTTTGGCGCTGTGGCGCAGGTAGGGCTCCAGGAACGTGCCGTGGGTCTTGTTCAGCTCACGGGCCTCCACAATCATCTTGGCCATCGGGTGATCGTGGTTGTCCAGGAAGCTCTTGGTGAAGCTCGGTGCGCCCTGCGCGGTGCGCGGGTACTGGATGGCCAGCTTGTCAAAGGCCTGGGCGATGCTGGCGGCGGCCCAGATGTCCACCTTGACCCCGGCTTGCTCTTTGATGTGCTTGAGGATGTCGGCCTCTTTGCGGCGCATCTGCTGCATCTGGTGCTCGCAATCCTGGCGGTTAAAGCGGATGCCTTTGAGGGTCAGGTCCAGCAGCACGGGCAGCACGTCGGTCTCCAGGTTGAAGATCGACTCGACCTCTTCTTTGCGCATCAGGGCCTTGAAGTGATGCCACAGCTTGAGCGTCAGCGCCGCGTCTTGCTCGGCGTATGCGCCAACGTGCATGGCGGGCAGCTTCCAAAGCTCCTTCTTTGCATGGACGCCGAAATCGTGCGCAGCCTCCTTGAGCCCTTGCTCGGACTTGACTTCCTTGAGGTAGTCAAAGCCAAGCGCGTTGAGGCTGTAGGAGAAGCGGTTTTCGTCCAGGAGGGGCGCAGCCAGCATGGTGTCATAGATGCGGCCGTTGACTGTGAATCCACTTGCACGAAGCCACCCGGCATCGTAGGCGGCGTTGTGCATGATCTTGTCTGCTGGCGTAGCCAGGACATCGGTAACCCAGCGCTCAACAATGCGACGATCAAGATTGCCGCCGCCGCCATGAGCGACAGGAAAATAGCCAGCCCAGCCATCCACGGCGACGGCGTAACCGACGATATAACCGTCACCGCGAGGCCACCCAGGACCCATAGATTCCATGTTCGGATCGCACGTTTCGAGGTCAATTGCAATCTCCTTGGCTTCGCTCAGATTAGGGAAGCTCTGCGGGGGCACCCACTCTGAGACGCGTTGAAATAAAGGCATGGTCCGGTTCATAGCCGAAACCCTTTCTGTTCGTTTTTGGGTAGGACCACATGCAGCGCCTGCTTGGCGCGGGTGATGCCCACGTACAGCAGTCGGTTGATGTCGTCAGAATTCTTCTCGTATTCCTTGGCGAACTTGGTAGACAGGTCCGTGAGCAACAGGACGTTGTCCGCCTCCCCGCCTTTGGCACCATGAATGGTGGACAGCTTGATGGGCACGTGGCCCGTGAGCCGTGTGTTGCGGCGCAACAGCGAGATCATGTAATCGCGGCGCTCTTCGCTGATTTTGGTCAGGACCTTGTGCCAGATTTCTGTAGAAAGAAGTCCGTGCTTTTCTTTCAGCAGGTCCATCGTGTAGCTGATGGTGGTGTCGGCGGTGCGCAGCATCTTGTGGCCGTGCTTGATGAAGCTGCCGTCCATGTACTTGTAGATTTGCTTGACCACGTTGTAGGGCACTTCTCCACCCTTGCGCAGGCGTTCCCAGCCCAGGACGGCCACCAGGACGGATTCGCTGATGCTGCGTTGTCCGTGGCGCTCGAACAGCAGGCCTTGGCTTTTGATCCACTCGTGCATGTCGGTGAGCATGTAGTTGGCGGCGGCCAGGATGAGCCAGTTGCCGTGGCTGATGTCCACTTGCTGGAAGTCGTTGTAGTAGTTGATGGAGCCCACTTCTTCGCGGGCCTTCCATTGTTTGGGCTGGCGGTTCTTGATGCGGGTAACGACGCGGTTGGCCAGCGCGTGGATTTTGGAGGGCACGCGGTAGGACTGCTCCAGCACTTTGATCTGGCCGCTGAAGGTCAGGAAGCTGTTGACGTCGGCTCCGGCCCAGGTGTAGACGGCCTGG